CAGTGTAGTCGCGTTATAGGGAATTTGGAAAAGATGCTCCAAATCCCAGTACTTAACGCCTTGAAGGATCACCCGAGTTTCTCAGCTTGGGTGGGTCGTGCGGCTGTCAACCAGTCCGTCACGAGACTACTAAGATCCTCGAAGCGACCACTCGTGTCGATAGACTTCTCTAATTTCGATGCCTCTATACCATTTGAGGTTATTAGACGAGTCTTTTCGATAATGAAAGGGTGGTTTCACCGGTCATGGCATCCGCACGTTGAGTACTTGTCACGTGTCTTTTGCGGGTGTGGGATATTCATCCCTTGCTCTTATCTCGAGGGCGAGGGGCGTCTAGGTGGAGTCCCGTCAGGTTCGGTGTTAACGAACCTGATCGATAGTCTCGTCAATTTGTGGGTGGTTCATTACTCCGCGCATCGAACGCGGGGTCATGTTATTGAGTCCCTCGTACAGGGGGACGACGGTGTTTACAGGTTTGTTGGAACTAACCACTCCCAGATTTCACGGGTCTTATTGTCCGACCTCGGTATGGTACTGTCAGTGGAGAAGAGTCTAGTCTCATCCTCAGAGGTACACTTTCTACAGAATGTATTCTCAAAAGGATATCTACGAGACGGACTTAACGTGGGTGTAAGACCACTCATGCGAGTTCTCAATGGAATGATGTCCTACGAGGACATCAATCGTCGCTGGGACAAAACGTTCGACTCCTTCCGTTGGCTTCAACAGCTGGAGAACGCGTCCGATCATCCCTCGTTTAACAGGGCGTGTCAATGGTTGTTAGAGCACGATGACCAGATGGACTCAGTTATAGGCCGTATCCTCTCAAGGGATTCTGACCTGTTAATGAGGGCACGTCTGGCTTTGAGCGGTAAACACGAATGGGGTAAGGTGGGTGTTGATGGTATAAGTGCTAGTCGCGCGTTCGCGGTCATGCTAGAACTGAGCGGGCGAAAGGTCGCTTGATTTCCTAGGTCTTGTGTTTATTGTTGGGGGATCGATGAGTGATTACTTTGTTAGTCAGCCTCCTTTTGAGAGGGGTCCGGACCCTGTTATGCCTGGGCAGGACAGGGTCGTCAATCCTGGTTTGTTCAATCCCATGCCTTTTCCGTCTGCCCCGGGGTTGTTTGATCCTACTCCTTTCCCTGATACTTTTAGTCTCAGGGTGGATACATTGGCACGCAATTATCACCAACGTGATGTTGCTGATCGTTTGCGTCGGTCTTGGCGTTTTAATACTGGGTTTTCTTTTCTCGATTAGCCTCACACCTTTTAAGTAACGGTTCTGGGTCCGTTTAGTGGACGTTTATATCCACTTTACCCATTTAAGGGAGATTGTATGGCTCGACGTAGACGATCCCAAGCTAGGACTAACGTCCGTGCTTCGGG